AACGCATTAAACGCTCTAGGTGTTTGCTTGGGGTTAACTAGTTTAATTAGTCCATACGCATCCACTGGTGACTGCGCTGCAGGTGTACCCGTTAACATCCAGAGCCATGTGTCTGCAGTGACTAAGCGGTTCATCGTCTTCCATCTACGAGTCGAGACGTTTTTTAAATGCGTAGCTTCGTCTACTACAATCAAATCAAACCCACCTTCAGCAATCTCTTTCTCTACAATCTCAACACCATCGAAGTTAATAATAACTATCTCCGCAGTGCTTTTAATAATCTCAGCACGTTTTACCCTACTACCATGTGCAATCTCAACTGACCGATGCATAGCTGTCTTAAACAAATCCTTACGCCATGCCGCATCCATAATAGATAGAGGGCAAACCACAAGCACACGGCGTATTACACTGAGTTTCATTAAATAGTCAGCCGCCCAGATAACTGAGTTAGTTTTACCCGTACCCATTTCATTTAAGCAAAAGGCTCTGCGGTTAAGCGTTAAAAACTCTGCTGTCACTCTTTGATGGTCAAAGGGCTTATACATCCCTGTCCATGTGTACTGTGTGCGAATAGGTGAGGGTACATTTTTAATACCTATATTGTTTAGGATATGCGCTTCACCTAAACCAAAATTTACCCATACCTCTGCTGTACCAAAATCAATATCTTTAATTTTACTTTTTGTAATGACGCTTGTAATAGCATCGGGGTTAGTGGTCTTGATAGACAAGACCTTATCTTGAATAACTTGTATTTCCATTGTCGCTCCGTACAGCCCCTTAAGGGGGCGAATCATTTATCTTCTAATACTTCAAATAGCTGAGGCTTATTCGTACTCCTATTAAAGTACCATGCTCTTACTTTGTTTAGGCACATCTTCCGTTCACTAATACGCGTTCTAAGAGTCATGGTACATAGAGCGTCTATGTGACGCTCTACTAAACTCTCAGGTAAACCAGACTCCGTTGCAATAATCTGCACTGACTTTACGGATACTTCCATATTATTTCTTCTTAGGTTTAGCTTTCTTTGGCGGTTCGTTCTTCTTCATAGTATGGTCACTGTTGCGTTGAAACGAACGATTCACTTCTGGTGCTCGCAGGCGCAAGTTGTCTTTACCGTTACCCGCTTTAACGCCTTTAATATGGTCGATGTCTTTACCATCACGGTCAATACCCGCTTTATCATATGCACGGCGAGCACGTTGTCTCTCCATTCTAGCTTCATGCGCCCCAGGGCGAGTCTTCTCTAATTCATATTCTCGTTTAACATTTCTATCTGCTTTGTTCTTGTAGGGCATCACCCCTCCTTATAGTTACCGTTATGAATGCAACGTGTAGCCTGACACCATCGACGGCATAGTCCGTTAGGAATAGGATTAAATACTCCCGTCTCGTAGGCTACTGACCGTTGCGCTAATACAGGTGCTAGTTTATCAAAAATACCCAATCTATTCTCATATGTATATTCTTCTTTTACCATCTCGTTAGCTACTACGAATAGTAGCATCCCTTTGATATTCTCAACATACGGGAACTCTAGGAACACCGCCGCCGCTAGTAGTGCTAGTTGCTTAGTGTCTGCATACTTTGCTGACTTGCCTGTTTTATAATCCACAATATACGCTTTCTTAGCATCTGCGTCTACGATGACAAGGTCTGCAATGCCTCGCCAGTACCTACTAGGTGCTTCATAATCACAGAACTCATATCCAGTATCTGTCTTCGCCACCGCGAGTTTATATTCGCAAAGCTTTCTGCCTTTGATGTTATTGATAGTATCAAGGAACTTCTTAACAAATATAAACCGCTCTGGTAATGCCTCACCTTTACCTATGTAGTTCTCAGCCGCAAGATGCAAATCTTTTCCATACAGCGTAGCTGAGGTATCTGCAAAAGGGATATACTTTAAAACATGATGTGCTTCGTACTGCTTAGGGCAGGTAATAAACCTGCTCAGTGAACTATAAGTAAAACTAGGTACGCTCATTTTTGCATATCCATCTCATGTAAGCCTTCTGAGGCGTTGAAGCAGTACAGGGTATAGACTTCCACTCTGTGTAGCAGACCCACAAACTACCGATTTTTCTTAGTTTCGGCTTCAAATATATCCGCGCATTCTCTATCACACCATCTCCTCTTGTATCCTATAAAGTCACCGCACGTCCAGCAAAGTCCGGTGGGGTTAGTTGTATCTATCTTTGCGGCTTCTCTACAAATATCTGCGATAAGTTTATCTCGCATCATCTCCTCATGCAGTGACGCGAGGTCTGTGTTTCCGTCTTCTGTTGCCATATTTATCTTGGGTTATGTATAAATACTAATCGGGACAAGTACCATTGCGCTTTCTGCAAGTCTTCATGTGCTTTACCTTTGTTTCGGTATCGCCACATATACTTAAAGGCGTTGCCTCGCAGATACCCAATAAACTCTTCGGGCGTAAGCATTGCTTCCATCGCAACAATACATTCTATTTTACCATTTTTGTAGTGTGGAGGCTCGTTAACCATGTCTTCTTTTTTAGCTTCGTGTACTGAGTCACCCATGTATAATTGCCCTTGTGTGTATGCATCGTAAATTGTTTTAGGTTTGTCGTTCATAGTGTTTCCTCAGTATCTGTACTGCTACAAAGTCTTTGAGATACGCAAGCGTATAATACGGTTTTTACTCCGTCTTCATGCATTCGTTCTTTAGTGCCTATAAATATTCTAGAAGGTTTTGCATTAGGGTAACACTCTAGTTTTTCTAAACAGCTATCTTCAATCCTTTTGAGTGCATTAATAAACGCCCATAACTCTATTCCGGGGCTAATAAAAGCTAACTCAACAATACCCATATCGGGATTGTTATATGGATGCGGGTCGCCTTCTATTAGTAATTTTTCTGGCTCAAACCCTGATATTTTACTCATAATGTTAGCTCCCAGCCTGTCGGCTTTATTAAATGTTGTTGTAAAAACTTTCTACACATCTTGTTGTCTAGTGAACTAACGTCCCTGCGCTTGCGTCTTTGCAAATGGTCTTGCACTCCTGCTACTACTGCACATCTCTTACATATTGTACTATCTGTTTTAAAGGCTGACTCTTCTTTGATTAAGTTACATACCTCGCATAGCCTATTCATGCTCAAGCTCCACAAATACGTTTGGCGCAATCTTATGTAGTTGACGGTTAATCTCATGAGCCACTGCGCGTATTTCCCACTGCACCTCTTTACCACTACGTAATTTAATAAAGTCATACCACGCTTGGAAGTTACCGACTACCAGTAATTCTGTTGTCGTGCCTTGTGGTAGGATAAAACGAGCGTCCTCTTTCTTTACGCCTTCGGCAATTAAATCTTTATAGACTTGAGTTAACTCAGCATACACAGTTTCAACTATTGTCTTATGTTCACCTTTAATTGATTCTGGTATAACCATTGCTACTTCACCTTCATTGCAATACCTCTGACTACGTTGCAAGAAATCCAAATGCTTACTGCGAACAAACTGATGTGAGCAAATACGACTAATGTCTGCAACTAAGAATGTCGCATGAGCAAAGCGTAGTGTAGATAGATGACCTTTAGTCACGCAGTGATAGGCTCTCTTAATGCACTGCTCTGGTGATTGTTCACCTGTCTTACCGTAGCAGATACCTGCAAGTAATCCGATATGTTCTTCTGGGCTTGGTGTGTGCTGAACTAGTGTTACTTTCATATTTTGTCCTCCCACGAGAAGTTGTATCTATCTTTTACTTTATATATCAGTAAACCTCTTTCATCAAACTCATCTTCCTCCACCTCATCACACGTAAACTCAGGCATAGTACCAAAAGTATAAGGAGATTTCTCATCAGGTACGCTGTCATATAACAAGCGTAATGCTTCTTGCATATTCCAGAACTTATCCATCACCTCTGTAAACTCTTTAAAAAACTCTTCACTAACCTCAACCTCTCTACCAAACCCATCACCTATATCATATATTGGGTAGAGCTCATCCTCACTAACTCTTAGTTTCATTTCTTCTCTCCACTAAGTTGATATGGGTGGCAGGTTAAATTCCAGCGAGTAAAGTGAGTACCCATAGATTTCAAAACAAAGTCTTGTCTAACTGCCGCTGATTCGCATGATGTTTTGTCTGCAAATGTTGATGTGCTTTGTGTCACATTACCTTGTGAAATTAGAGTGCTAATTAAAATATAAGCTGTTGTACTAATCATTACCTGTACTCCCGAAGCCACCCTCGCCACGTTCAGTGCTACTACTGAACTCCTCAACTTCTATAAACTCTGCTCGAATTACTGGAACAAAAAGCATCTGTGCAATCCTGTCTTGTGGGGATATTTTATACAACCCGTTACCTGTGTTCTTAATACTAACTTTAAGCTCACCTTGATAGTCACTGTCGATAAGCCCTACCGAGTTACCTAGCTTGATACCGTAGTTATGCCCAAGCCCACTGCGTGGCATGATAAGAGCCGCCGCTTCTACATCATGTATATTGATTGCAATACCTGTCGGTATCATTGCCACTTCACCTAAATCTAACTTAATAGGCTTTGTGATGTTAGCTCTTAAATCTACTGCCGCACTGCCCAAAGTTTCATAGGCAGGAATAACTACATTCTTTGTTAACTTCTTAATTTCAATTTTCATTTTCTACTCCAATACCGTGTTCTTTTTCTATTGCTCTGACAAACTTAAAATATGGATTATTATCAATGTAACCATACTCGTTTAAAAAGCCGTAGACAGAACCAACATCATCTTTAACATGGTCAAGAGTGAATCCTGCATTGTATCCAATGTTAAAAATTTCATCATCACTCAAAGGTTCACGCGTTAAATCATCCTTGGCTTTTGCATAGCCCCGCTGATACATCTCTCGTGCCGTTTGTGCTGGCTCACGTTTTTGTGGTGCTAGGTAGAGTGGCACATAATCTTTGTGGTTAGCATAATAACTATCATCTGTAAGACCGCCTTCTCCTTTTGTTGACATCCACGCCACAGGTTCTTTACTCATAACTCACCCACATTTACTATCACCACAATTAGTACAAGTCATGCACCCATCCATAAGAATTAATGCTTTGACATTACATTTAGTGCAGAGTTGCATCTCAACACCTTTAGCTTCTTCTTTCTTAGCTTCTAAGTACGCTTGTTGATGTTCATCCACTTCGACTTTAATCACGCCCGTTGCAACCAGATGTTGTTCGATAACTGTTCCTATTTCTGCAACCAGTGAAGGCATATACACACCACCTTTTTTATAGTACCCACCCTTCGGGTCAAAGACATTCTTCAGCTCCTCAACAAGGAAAGTAGAGTCACCGCCTTTGCGCCATACTGCAGACACTAAACGTGTTAATGCAAGTACCCACTGAAAGTGCTCCATGTTCTTAGAGTTAATAAACATCTCATAGGGATGACGCTCGTCACCGTTAAGCACCATATCGTTAATCGTGATATACAAAGCGTGTTCAGACTGGGGTGTTTTAATCTTATAGGTCGTCCCTTGCAGATACTCTGGTCTAGGCAGTAACTCGTGCATCTTTTCTACATCTGCGGATACCGCAGGGGTTTCACTCTTATCGACTACTTTGTAGCCTGTAATCTTCTTATCTATTGTGTATGTCATACTTACCTCTGATGTCTTATGTCATTAAAGATGGGGCGTTGTTCTTTGCACTTGTCGCACTCACGATACCCTCGACTTTGATACACCCGCCAATGGGCGTGCTTACAATTCACTGCGCTAGGCACAGGCGTTACTGCTTCTACCTTTTTAACTTTGTCCATAGTATCCTCATTGATAAGCCAATAAACCCTACATAGGCAACAAGTGCCACCCAATCATCTAAGGTCATTGTCATCCCCTTTTGTGTATTCCATTGCAAATAAAACTACAGTGATTGCAATCACTGTCCAATAAATTAACTCAGCCATCTAGTACCTCCTGTTCTTCCATCGCTCTGAGCATCAGCTTGAGTTGCTGTATCTCTGCGAGGATTTTAAGTTTAACTTTCTTTAATTCTTTCTTGTTCTTCTGCGCCATCTCAAGGCGTTTATACACTTCATTCTTTGTCATCTTCGTCTCCTAACAATCAGCTATACTTCTACCCCAGCCGCCTTCTGCCGCTAGTGGTATACCTTGCATCCACTCTGGTGGTCTGCACATCTCTTCAATTAAAAAGTCTAAGGCTTCCTGCGCCTCATCCTCTGGCACAACTATATACAGCGCGTCATGAATAGACAGCGCGATTTGATACCTCTTAGCTATGCGAACCATAGCCTCTGACATGATGCATCGTGCCGTACCTTGCACCAGATTGTTTGTTAACTTACCGCCGTAAAGTCTATCATATCCATTGCGCAGTTTATACTTGTAACCCTTCTCGCCAGACGATTCGTCTATCACATTCTCAAGCTGTGGGTACTGCATATACAGACCAGACGGGAACTTCACACCACGCTTACCATCTACTATATACAAACCATTGCGACCAAATGTAAACGTACCATCGTCAGCGATTGCCTTAATAGCACTACTGCATATTTTCCAAAACGCTGTCACCCCTGTGTATGTATTGCGGTAGAGGTCAACGATGCGCTTCGCTTCCATCTCACCTAAGTCAGTGCCTGACCCAGACTTCACAGCATCTCGTAGCTTCGCCGCACCGACACCAAAGATAAGACCTAACTGAGATGTCTTACCAATAAACCGCTGTGCCTTAGTTACCTCCTCATAAGGTACGTTAAACGCAAGGGATGCAAACTCTTTATATAAATCCCGACCATCACCTAGTGACTTGAGAGCCTCCATCTCATCGCATACCCAAAGACCCACACGCAGTTCAATGTTAGATAAGTCAGCCCCTACTACGACCATACCATCAGGTGCAACAATAGACTTCTTAAGTGTGCTATCTCTAGGCAAGTTCTGAAAGTTTACTTTTTGTCCACCACCTGCTGACCACCTGCCTGTTGCCGCACCATAATAGTTTAGCGGTATGGGTAAGTAATTAGTTCGTTTAGCGATTCCAATAAAGCGTTCAGTCCGTGTCTCTTCGATTGTACTCTTAACACCAAGTCGCGTTGCGACCAGTACCTGCACATCTGGGTTCTCATGTTCGAGTAAGTCTTTGAGTCCGTCATCAGTCTTTGCGAAGGCATACGTTAGTTTTCCTGTAGTAGGTGATACTTTCATTGGTACATCAACCCCGTAGCTCTCAAGCAGTGCCGCGAACTTAGGGTTACTCATCAACTCTTTCTTATCGGCAACCACTCGACTCAGTAAGTCTTCCTTCTTTGTGCGTACTTCATGCAGGTAGGACTCCAGCATAGGCAGGTCGATAGTTAGCGTAGGGTTTGTTGCCATCTTAATAGTGATATCAATTAGCGATAGCTCCTGTGTGTTGAAGTGCGGCATCAGTGCATGGAATAGCTTATACGTAACCTCCACATCGTTCACACAGTATTCACCATACCTTGCAAGCTCTTCCTCAGTAAAGTCTTTGAGGTGTTTACCCAATGCGTTTACTACCTCCGTACCCTTCGCCCCTAGTTCATAATACTCTACTAGTTTAGCTAGGCTACCGCCTACTGATATGCCGTGTATTGCACGAGCCATAGACAGGGTGTCTATGTACCTCTTAGCCGTGATACCAAAATACTCTGATAGAATCGTTGCATCAAAGAAAGTGTTATGACATAGCAGGATTTGATTAGGTATATCATATAAGTCTAGGTACGCCTTAAGCTCCTCCTTAGTGCCTGTGTAAAAGATAGTAGGCTTATCGTCTACCTTGATGCCTACACCAATCACCTCAAACTCATCACCGTTTACATACTCTTCAGTGGTTAGCTTGGATAAGCTGTAGGTCTTGCTGTAATACGTCTCGAAATCAAGTGTTATCATCTCGTCACCATATTACCTTGCACATCACGGGTTAACTCGTACACACCGTATAGCTTGCCCTCTCTCAAAATAAATTCCCCTATGTTTGTCTTAATGATTGTTTGCTTGTGTTTGTTATCCACATAGTTTGTTACTTGCGCAATAAGTAATGCTATTAATAATAACCCTGCAACTACCCAACCTTTATATTCGTCTTTCATATCAATCACCACAATTTTTTAGGACGCCCACGAGGGGACAAATAAGTATTTACCAGCGATAACGCTTTTTCTAAATCGTCTAGTGCCCATAGCCATGACATCTTCCCATAGGTATCTACTCCAACAGGAGAAGCATTGAGCGCGATTAACTTCCTTCTAAGCGTAGCTTGTGACATCCCTGTCTTCTTCGTAAACTGTTTAATCGTCATGGTTTTCATAACCCCACCATCCTGTGTTTGATTCTATCTTTAGCCATGTTTAAGTTGTCTATACTCCACACATAACTTGGTCTACGCCTGCTCACTTGTACTGACCCACACGGTGGGAAGTTTAGCTTCTCCAAATGAAACCGCAAAGTTGTCTTCGCTATCTTATGCAACTCACAGTATTCTTTAAGCGTCATCTCTGTCATTGCACCACCCCCGTAGCTGAGTCATTGCAGACAGCAGTGATAATACGAGTCGGTCTTTTGCTCATCTGATATGCACCGATAGCCATACCCCATTCCTCCTTAGCATTGTTGCAAGCCGTCAGGCTGTCGTAAGGAATTACACTTGTAGTGTAGGCTATGGTTTCATGGCTCGTTGTG